AGACGTTGTTTAATTCGTCGCGCTGCTTGGCCCACTCTTTATCTTGAGCCGCAGCCCTTGTGATCGAATCAGTGGCTTTGTCAGTTTCAGCTTTTTGCCTTGAAATTACGTCGGCTAGTTTTTTCGACTTCTCAATGAGCGCGTCTTCTTGCTGCCAGTAGTTAGCTGCGAAAAGGTTAGCAAAGGACTGAAGCAGGCTATCCCCAGAGCCGCCAACGGCGCTGTTTAGGTCGTCAAACTGCCTTGACCACCTATTGGCAAAGTCGCCAGCAAAAGACCCCAATTCCTCGAACCTTTCACTGAGTGACCCCATACTCTCCGTTGCGGTGTCCAGCGGGCCAATCATCTCTTCCGCAATCCCAGCGCCAAACGCCGCCATACTCATTTGCGCAGCATCGCTAAAATTGTCAATCTTCCCCTGAAGCCCAACAATAGCCCTCGGCACAGTGCGCGAAAAACCATCAACAACCAACGTGATGAATGATTCCACAGGAATGCCCATCTTCTGGATTGCCTCGGTGTCGGCGGTGCCAAATGTGCCTTTCAAGATGGCGCGAATCTGCGGCACTCGCTCTGCGATCTGGTTGATTTCCTCCGCTGAAACCTTGCCCTTGCTGGCGATTTGCGAGAGCGCTAGAATCACGCCGTCCATATCACCCTTCCCCTTACCAACTGCCGCGAGCGCATTACCCATCTCCTCGATTGCCTTTTTGCTTACGCTTGCGCTGATTCCGGCTGATCGAAGTCGAATATCACCTTCGACCGTTTGTTGAAATCCAAGTCCAGGGAGTTTAGCAAGGTCTTGTAATTCCGATATACGTTGAGCGGCACCGCTGGCGCTTCCCTCGATTACCTCCATGCCAATCCTCATGGAATCAAACGAAATTGTGGCCTTGGCAATCTCGATAGGTATAGCCTTGATTGATGATGTAATGGAATTGAAGATTCCAACTCCAGCGCCAACTCCAACTCCAGATGCAACACTCTTTCCAATGCTAGCCAGCGCGCCCTTCATGCGAGCGCTCGCCTTGTCCACAATCGCGGCAGCGCCAGCAGCGCCCGCTTGCAGTTTGCCATTATTCCAGCCGAGTTCGATTGATGCGCTCATTTAGTTAGACTCTGCGTGTCAAAGGCCAAAGGATTTCAAGACGCGATTCCACCAACGCCCTTCTGCGTTAGCTTCGGTTTGCGGCCATCGCATGTCTGATCCTGATTCGATGAGGAACTGATGGACGTATGCCCACCCGCGCTCTTGCGGTAAATGGTAGCGGATGAACTCTTCACTTTTGAGCGATGGGTTTGCCCTTGAAACGAGCGACACATAAGCCGCCGCGATGCAAGGGCGTGCTAGTTTTTTGAGCGTTGCTCGCTTGAGTTTTCGGAAGGTTTCGGAACGGCTCGCGTCTTTTGCGCGCTGCGAAAGATGTCGTAGAATAGTGACACCGCCATTGCCTGCTCGCTGTTCGCCACGTTGTCACGACTCCATGCGCGGATCTTCTCTTCGATGATGAGCGCCCGCTCTTGAGCCGTGCGCCGAACCCATGCGCCATCCTCGTCGATGGTCATCGAGGGAATCGAGAGCCATTCACGCGGATCGTGAGCGCAGAACCAAATCACGCGCAGGGCATCCATGACCATCGACTGCGGAGTGCGGATGATTTCGTGAAGCTGCGGATCGCCCATGATTTCACGGTGACGCTGCCAGTCCCCTTCCCTGTCGATGGCGAAGGGCGCGAGTTGTTGAGACTTCCAGAAAAATGGAACGACTCCGAACGCTGCGTCAACGTCGCTCGCGTGACGGTCTGCGGCGGTTGTGTCGTCGTCCAGAATCATCACTGGCGCGCTGATGCCTTTGGATGTTCCATCTTCTTCAATCGTGAGGTTTTCTTCGTGTTCAATCATACAATTCCAAGGTGTTTTTTCACGCGATCCATTGCCGCGCCTTTCGAGTTTGAGCTAACTAACGATGCGCGTCCGGTGCCGGGGGCGCGGATGAGTACAAGCGGTTTTTTGTTTTCCATCAAATCGCGGATGGCGTCACGGTTTGAAAGTCCCTGCATCATCCACAAAAGTGGATGTTCTGGCGTGTGTTCCGCGAGTCTGCCAGAGCGGTATGCTTGCGCGAGATCGGAAACCACTGGCGGCGGGAATCCGTAGCCGACTGCGGGAAAGCAAAAGAGCGCGTTCGGTGATTGGCCTTCGATGCGGAGAATAGGACAACCAAGGGCGGCGAGGCTTGCGGCGAGCTTGAGTGAGCGTGTGCCGAATGCTGCGGGCGCGGTTTTCGATGAGAGCGGCAGCGGCGATTTAACCAACGCCCATCGTTCCGCGCCTTTGACCTTCGCGAGAACGCATTCATCGCCCGTCTTTGCCCATTCTGCCAGCGTGTCAGCGGCTTTGCAGGCTCGCAAGACATCCAACGCGGGATGATGTGGATCAGCGTCTTGCAATGCTCCTGTGCGGATAAGGGAAAGCGTCGTGCGTGTGTTGTGAGACGGCAACGGATCGTCTGCCAGAGTCTCCGCGCCGATGGCTTGCCACGGGACGGAATCCATACCGAGCATGAGTGTTCGCCAGCCTCTGCCGCTGATCTTGTCCACGCTTACATCGAGCCTGATGTCGATTCCTAAAACGGACAACGCCGCTCCTAGTTCTACGGACGTTGTGCGAGAGTAGGCCGGAGCGGCGTTGGTGGTCTTCATGCTGGGAGTGCGGTTGTTTACGCGGTGACCACAAACGGAGCGTGGGTAATGTTGTATGAGGCTTTCACATCCTCGTCGAGTCCCCATGAATCCTCGACATCATCGAGCATCATGGTTCCGACGGCAGGATCAAAGCCGCGCCGCTCGGTGGCGTAGTTGGCGAGCGAGACAACGCGAGTTCCTGGGTGTTGGTCGCCAAGTCCGGCAGCGGTCACGATGAAGGCCGTGAACGAGATGGAAACCATCGCGTTAAAATACTCGCGGCGGCGAAGGTTGCCGTGGCGGTTTTTGCGGTCACGTGTTTCACGCGATGCCTTGAATTTGAAGTCCTGAACGTCGAGATTACTCTCGTCTTGGATGTCGTTCAGCGTGTCGGCTGAGCCGTGAATGTTGACTGTGGATGGGGCGGCCATATTTTAGAGCGTTAAATGTTAGGCGAGAGCCGATTAAGACGATGCGCCGGAGACGTGACCGGGTGCGCGAAAGAAAATGGTGGTGCCGCTTTTCACGACTCCAACGACGGTCAAATACCATCCCGCTGTCAGGTCGGCAGACGGAGCAATGCCGCCGGCGGTTGCGGAGGAAAGGAGAATGTTGTTTGGGGTTAGGCCAGATGCGGCAATCACAAGGGCGGGGTCGTAGGTGACGATCACGACAGGTTGACCGGATGACGCGCTAGAAACTGCGATTCCGTCCACAACTCGCAAAGCGGCGGCACCATTGGCGTCGCTCAACTTGGCCTTGCCGATGCCGTTGCCATCGAGGTCGGCGGCGTCGAGATAGCAGAGTTGACCGGCTGCGATGGTTGCGCCTGCGGTGGCGTATTTGTAAACGGCGGACGAACTCGGCACGACTGCGGAGGCAATAACGGTGATGTCAGCGGCAAAGCCAAGCGTCGAGAGGGCGAGGAAAAGGACGAGTAGAAGGTGTTTCATATCAAAACGCGGAGGTTGTCAAAATCACGATGCCGAGAGTTCATCCGTGCGGATGCCGATAACTATATCAGCGCGGCGAGCGCGGACGCCCTGCTTGTCGTCAATAGCTTGCGAGGCATCGCTCAAACGGTAGTGCCGCACGCTGTAACCGGTGCGGACTGCGAGCGTTTGCGCGGCGAGCCAGGTGAGAAATGCGGCTTTGTCAGCTAGAATGAATCGGAGGCTTGCAGCCCATGCGCTTTCGTCGCTGATGGTTGCGGTTGCTGCGGCAACTTGCAACTCCACGCTAATGGTTAAATCCATCCGTTTGGGATGCGGGATGCCGACGCTAGACGTGACGAAAACAACGCGAGGAAATGCTTGCTCAACGATGGTCGGACCAACGACGAACGGCAGCGCGGTGGAGTCTGGCAGGCTTAAATCAGCCCGGCGGGTGGTCGCGTAGTTGGCGATCAGTTGAGGAATCAGTGTTTCAGTGTTCGGCGGCAGCGGCATTTATTCGGCCGACGCGTCAAAATCAGGCGGCATTGATCGCCTGTTGGAGCTTCTTTTCCAGCTTGCGCACAACAAATGGCACCTGCCGCTCAATCGCGTTGATACGGTATGAAAGCGCGTAGTTCATGCGGCGTTGCATTTCGCTTGTGGCGTATGCTTCAAGATTCAAGCGGAAGAAATGCGACTTTGCACCGCGCTTGTCTGTGACGGTTGCGCCGGACGTGTTCTTTTGGTTCTTGATCCATGCAGGAACGCCTGGAATCTTGCCAAGTTTGAAACCTGCGGCTGTTGGAATCATGGATGCCAACATGCCGACTCGCTTCACTTTCGCGACTCGCCACTTCTTGAGCGCATCAGGATTTGAAACGGTGAAGGATGGATATTTGCCAGCAACGCGGCCCGTGTTTGGCGCTCTGCGGACTTTCGCCTCTGCGCCTCCATCAAACGCCTTGGCTGGCGTTGCTGCCCATGCAATCAAACCCGGAACGCGAGCGGCGATGCTATTCATTCGCACGATGTCGCCTTTGAGTGATGCGGTGCGGTAGCCTTTCGCCATGTTGGCGTTGATCTTGGCTATCTCCTGCCAAACCGTGAACGATGTTCGATAAACCTTCGCAATGTCGGCGGTGACTCGCTTAACGCCTTGGAGTTGCGCGGCCTTTCCCTTCGTTCCCTGCGATGACGGCGGCGTTATTTGAAGCAATCCAGGCGTTGATCCTCGCGAATTGCTCACAAGCAACCGCACGTTATCAGTCAGGAACTTGTCCAACTCCACATCAGTCTTGCCGGGAAACGAACGAATTGCATCGTAGAGTTTATCGGTGTTGAAAACTGAAGTGACGGTCATCGCGCAATCCTCAATCCAATTGTGATCGTAACGGAATCAGCGGCAGCGCGGGTGACGGTATAATCAACGCCATCAATCGTGACCGTCTTGTTTTGCAGCGTCTTTTGCGCTGGCTTTGTGATCGCTTTGAACTGCCCTTTGTTGCAAACGAGCGTTGCATTGACACCAATGATCATGCCGTCCATTTCCAAGTCGTGATCACCTTCAAACTCGTTTAGAATGCCGCTGTATGCTTTGCCGTCCATCGTCCAAGTCGTAACGCCAAACATGGATTCGGCATCAGAAAAGCACTGGTCGTTGAAAGCGTCGAATTGGTTCACGAATGGCGCGAAATGTCAAAACAAAAGCGGCACCCTTTCGGATGCCGCCCACTTCACACCACATGAAGAAACTGTTTGTTAGCCTAGAACGGTTGCGATCAACTCGGGCTTCCAGACCTTCGCCTGATAGTAGCAGACGATCTCCATCAGGTTCATTCCATAGCCCTTGTAGAGTGCCACCTCGAACACGAGGCCAGAATTCACGTCAGCGACGGTCATGCGGTCAGTTGCGGCGTCTCCGCCGTCTGGCATGGCTGGCGGGCGCATGGCAAGCTCGATGGCAGAGCGATGGCAAAGGATGTTGCCGGTGTAGCTTGCCGCGAGAGTGAGTGCGCGAGTGCTGGCTCCCGTGGCTTTCCGTAAGCCGCTCTTGTTGAGAACCAGCGTTGCGGCGGTGGATGCGTCGGCGACTCCGGTCTTAACGATGTAAACGTTCGCGGTGTCGTTGGCGATGCTCAATGCGTCGCCCGCAACAATGGTTCCGGTGCCAACGGAGGCCGTGAGCGTGATGCTTGTGTCGCCCACAATGAATCCGGCGGCAGCGCTGGTTGGAGAGCTGGCGAGAGTGCCTTTCGTGTGGCTCGCAACGCCCGCGCTCTGTTTGATCTGCACGCCGTCGATGTCGAGCAAGATGCCATTGCGGAGAGTGTCGGCGCTGCCGTTCTCGTTCACCTTGTAGATGTGCGAGAGCGTTTTCAGGTTGGTAGCCGCGCCAGTCGAGATGATCAGCGAGCGCTGGCCGTCGTTTGGAGCGCCGTTGTCGGTCAGGATTTGATTGGCCTGGGGAATCAGCGCGTGGCTGGACGCAAAAGGCGTGGTGCCAGCGGTGCCGACTGCGCGGCTCGATCCATTCTTGGCAACGGTGCCGACGTGCGATTCGATGGCGTTGTTC